AATGGGCTAACGAAAATATAGTCGTGTAATAGTTAGATAGACTATTGTGACTTAGCCCCAGGTAAAAAAATCTCTGAGGTTCGCTAGTTCAATTGTTCTTTCATTGCCAAGTGAATTTGTATATTCTAACTTATGATAAAGTTTAGGTAGGCTATCTAGGAAGTTTCGAATTTTGTTGAAAGATTCGATATCGATGCTATCAAGAAACTCAGTAACTTCTTCTTCGGGTTGCTCATCAACAGGATACACTGTTTCCTCGTCATAGATGCTTTCGATACAACTACGAATGAGATAATCAACAACGTCAGTTGATGTTGCATTTTCTGGAATGTTGTCTAGGATTGTCACCGAAGGATACTTCATAATAATACCCACGGTGTCTGACACAGCGATCTTATTTGAAATTTCTGTTTCAGGATATTTTACTTCGATTGTATCAAGATCAATCTCAAAGTCATATACCTTATCATCTTCAACGTCACGATATGATACTTCGATGATATTATTCACTGACTTTGAACGAAGTTTTAAGAACATGTATTCAAGATCAAATGTTGTCAACTTGTCAATATTAAATGTTGTATCAAGGATACAGTTTGTTAATACTTGCTTGATAGCATAGATGATATCCTTTTCAGTTTCACCTTGCTGTGCAACAAGTAAGATCTTTTCTTCTTTAACTAGAAACGGACGAAACCTCACTGCTTTCTTCTGCGAAGGGATAGTCATTTCAAAGGTTGGTTTGTCGAGTTTAGGTAGTGACATAAAAATTCCTCATTCAGTTAATTATGTTTCAATGATGCCGGATTGTAATAGTTGGTTATTTACGATAGTTTGCGGATCGATAATTTGACCCGTTGCATTTCTACTAATAGTTGGTAATTGCCCAGGAACAACTTTAGGTGGTTGTGCTATGCGTGGAGGTGCATTGCCTCTAGGATTATCATTATTAGGTTCAAAAAATACAATATCATAGAATTTATATGCAAACGGAATTGATAGTTTAACAAGTGTTCCTTGCGCGTCCCAATTCAAATCAACAGCAGAAATAGATTTAGGATATGCTCTCCGCATGGTAACTTTTTGAATTGGTTTATGAGAAGAATCAAATAATGTTACTTCAATTTCTGTCATAAATTTTTTGCGATATCCAACTTCATAATTGGATTCAGCATTACCATTAGAAGATGTGTTAACAATATAATTGAACCAACTATAGAAGTATCTGTAAATTTCTGACTTTCTATCAACAAGAAAGGTTAGAGTAATATCATCAAATGTTACCCCGTATGGTTGTGCTTCATTAGGTCCAACACCGAGTCTAGGAGGACCTTCAGCAGTAGCTAAAGTGACACCTGGGATTGAAGCGCTTTCACAGCGAATTGATAGTGTTTCGGATGGTGCGACAAGTGCGCTCAAACAGTCAGGTTTTCTGAAGGTTGCTTCGAAACTATGAGAGTGTAATACACCTCTTCTATTAATATCTGATCTAAAATCGCTTAAAGAAAATGCCATTTATCGAGTCCCGTTGATGATGCTTTTACTATCAGCCCAAACTTGTGTTTTGCTTGCTTTGACAAAGCGTTCTGTTGGAAGAAATAAGGCAATGTCCCATTCTGAAGGATACACATACATGAAACGAGTCTGAACCTGACTAAAAAGATATTGCTTGACACATGGCTGAAACCATTTAAACTTTGCTGATCGATCAAGCAACGCATAACTCATTCTTAATCTAGTATTTTCATCATAACGACTGTTATTAGCAAGGTCATATAGCGCATCCATCAATCTAGCACGCAATGGAAGGGGTAGATAGTGCATATTTAGCCCCCAAAACCGGTCACTTTCGACTTTAAATGGGAAAACTAGAGGAAATCTGTCATAAAAAGGCAGTTCTTCCTTCCATTTTGGGTCATAGTAATACATATACATTGAACCAGGCAAAATTTTGCTTGTCAACCGGGTTTGATCGGAGCTAATTAGTTTACGTTCATTGACTCTCTTAAATTCTCCGGCAGCACCACGATACCACTCACGAGCCTCGGATGTTCTAGCGGGCAATTGACCGGCACGAACTCCCTTCGTGATTAGTTGATCAAATACATTAGCCATTAAAACTTAATACCCAGTTCGTGTTCTGTGAAAATCATGAACTTCCATCCGCGATCTTTGCAATATTCCTGCGCTTGTGTCCATTTTGATTTATTTATACCATACGTATGAACCTCCTGAATATACCTCTTGGTTATATTCGATTGAACTTTGGGTTCTAGCGTCTGTGCATATGGTTTTACTTCGATGATAATGCTTTCAATGACACCTTCTCGGTTCTTTCGTTTCACATAAAAGTCAGGAAAGTATCGGTGAAGCTTCCCATCGATAGGCGACCGGTAAGGAATGACAATTTCCTCCGATGACCACTCGAGCACATCAGGATGCTCGTCTAATTTTTTCATCAAAACCAGTTCCCAACGACTCCTATAAATAACGTTAGAAGGATCGCCTTTATATTTTTTGGGATTTATGGGTCTGAACTTGCCTTTATATGCCATAAATATATGTATAAGAAAAACAAGGATCAAGAATGGGTATCAATCTAGGAAGTGCTGCAAAATTTGTTGCAGACACACTAAAATCACCTCTAGAAAAGATTGTTGACGGCATTTCTTCTTCTATTGTTGGCAATTTACCTTTAAACACAACAAGTGTAGCAAAATCTACTGCGGAAGCGTTGTTTAGTATCGGTGCATCATATGATAGCATCAGTTCAGTTGCTGCAGCAAAAACAGATAGTATTGTTTCAGGTGCTCCTGATGAGTTTTTTGCATTTGCAGGAACAAACGTTAGTAGAACTGCAGGAGCAAGTGTTTCAAAGTTGCGAAGTATGCAAACAGAAACTACAGCAGCATATATTAACGAGGTTAACCCATCAACTAAGCTAGCTCGCATTGAAAACGAGCGGGCTGATATCTTTATCTCGGTGTTATAATGAGTATTCTTGAAAGAGCCTTAGAAGTAGTAGCAGTTGTTGCTGGGGGTCCAGCTGGCGCGCTAGCAGTAGCAGGATATGAAGCAAATAAAGCTGCAGAAGCTGCAGCAAACACACCTTCGCCGCTTGTTGACAAAACGCCAAATGCGGTTCGGTTTGATGCAGAACGAGGTAAAAATGCACAAGGTACTGGCATTTTTGACGGCGAGATGTCAAAATACTATTGCACATTATCTTTTGGTCCGTATAAAAGACCTAAGCCTTTCGAAAGCGCTGCATGGAGTCCTGATTTAACAATATGTTTACCGCTGCCAAATGAACTAACAGATAACATTGCACCTGAATATGATAATCAATCGTTAGGCGCTGTTGGCGATATCATCAATGGAGCTCTTACCGGAGCAGTAACTTCCTCGCTTTTAAGAAATAGTGGAGATATTTTAGTTGGCGCAGGCAAAGGCTTAGCAGGTGGTGTCGGTGGGGCAGTCGGCGGCGAGGTCGGCAACAAGATTACCGAGGGGTTAGAAAATATGTTGCCGGATGCAGCAACCGTGACTTCTGCAGTCCAGCAATCTCAAGGTTTAGCACCAAACCCGAATCCGTCAGTAATGTTCAAGGGTCCGCAGTTAAGAGAATATACTTATAATTGGACAATCTTTCCTGATAGTATAGAACAAAGCAAAGCTTTAAGGAATATGATTAAGGTAATTAAAGGTAGAGTGTTGCCGAAATCTGCTGGTAGCAGTCAAGCTTCTGTCTTACACTATCCCAATATGGTTCAAATGAATTTCTTTCCTTGGGATGGAACCGGTGCAGGTAATCCTTGGGGATGGGGTGTAGATAGTTTTATCAGAATTAAAAAGTGTGTTGTAAAATCATTCAACACAAATTATACGCCGTCAAATGTTCCCGCTTTCTTTGAAGGTGAAGGTTCATATGCTGTTGCTGTCAATGTATCAATCACTTTACAAGAAATTGAATATATGTTAGCAAATGATTGGATCGGAGACGATGGTTTCGGACCTGAAGTTGGATTAGCTACGTTAGGAACCGCAGCCAAAGGCATATACGACTCGACATCTAGCGTTGCCCGTGGTGGCTTTTCAGAAATTGCAACAGCGTTAGGTCAGGAATAATGAACTACTTCGAAAAATTACCAATCATTTCGTATAACAACAATCTTGCCAGAAACCTTTTGGCACGAGCAAGATTCACACAAAATACGATGAAGAATAGAACTGCCTACTACCCTTACACTATGACTGAAGGTCAGCGTTCAGACTCTCTTTCAAACGACTACTACGGAACTCCTGGATATGAGTGGTTAGTTTATTTTGCAAATGATATCGTTGATCCTTACTATGATATGCCTATGAATGATGATAATTTCTTCAATCATATTGTCAATAAGTATGGTACATATGAAATAGCAATGCGGAAAATTTTATATTATAGACACGATTGGTCAAGTGCTATAGAAGATCGTATTACTGTTGCCGCGTTTGAAGCATTGAGTTTTGCATATAAGAAATATTACGACCCTGTTTTAGATTATAATTTACAACCTGCAAGTTATAAAAGAAACACCGAAGACTGGGTTGTGTCAACAAACAAGAGCATTGCACTGACGCTAACTGGCGTCACAGGAACTTTCTTATATGATGAAGAAGTGCGAGTTAATAACAGCAATTACGGCACCGTCACTTATGTTGAAACAGGTGTTGTTTACCTACAGCACATTGTGGGAACATTCACTGCAGGTGCAACAGTAACCGGTGTAACATCAGGTGCTACTGCGACTATTGCTGCAGATGGTGTTACTACGCTATTAGTAAACATTCCTGACGGTTCAGTTGCGGGCAAACCCGATGAAAGAGCTTTCTGGGCACCGGTCACTGCGTTTCAACATGAAGAAGAAAAGAACGCTCAGAAGAAAGAAATTCGATTGATGGATGTTCGATTTAAAACATCTGCAGATGATACACTTAGACAAGTATTGAAAATTAAATGAAGTTAAACTCGATCCTTAAATCAATTGAAAAAGCAATCCTTAATGGCATTGAGGACGGGTTCAAGTTCAGTTCGAAATCTAGTGATGATCAAACCTTCATTGCTGGCGATATTGAAATCATGGATATTACCATGGTTAGTGAAGATCGACAAAGACGTTATAGTTTGATGAACATGTGCAAATCGTTTTTAGTTTACGAAAGCATTCTATCCCCCGTAATCTTTGCAGAACTTAAAATTGTTGATCCCAACGGCATTAGGCAGAGCTTTCCTATTATCGGAGAAGAATATGTTGTCATTACATTTAAAACTCCACGCACCAAAGATCCAGCAAAATACTTTTTAAGAATTAATTCCGTCAACAATGTTGAATTGAAGCAAGGCAATAAAACTCAAACATATACATTACAATGTTGCAGTGTAGAAGTTTTGACAAACGCCAAAACACCTGTTGACAAAAGATTCAACGGCACTGCGGATGCATGTATTGAAGAACTATTAACTGATAAAGCGTATCTTGGCACAGAAAAACCAGTTATCAAAGAAAGTTGCAAAGGCATTTTTGAAGGTATTTGTCCCACTAATCCTCGAGTTGAAGGTTCGCCAGGTTCACCTACACCTTTCGTAGCAATCGATTACCTCAGAAGATATAAAGCAGCTTCTACAAAATATCTTTCACACTCGTTTGTGTTTTTTGAAAACAGACGCGGATTCAATTTTGTAACCATTGAAAAGATGATGGAAGATGGCGCCAAGGCAATAGCTGCAGGTGCATCTGATAAAGAGTTTTTCCTTGACAACAACAGTAAGTTAGATTCTAGAAACATTACTATTAGAGATATCATCGCATACAATCAACCGAACTTTGCTACCGCCGTTTCAAAGGTTCAAGACGGCGCTCAATTTAAAATTGTGAATAAAGTTGACTTGGTTACTATGAATACTACTAAATTAAATTATACGGACAATGAAGGTTCTGCACAATTCAAAACTGCTGATGGTTCAAGTGCTGCAACAACGACTACATCAACGTTCCAGCAAAATCATGGCAAAACAACTGCCGTGTCTATGCTTCGATTTACTCGTAGTGATAAATCAGAAGATTTCTTTCCTGATAAGATGAACATCATATCTAGTTATGCGGACAAAATTGCACAGAATATTACAAACATTCATATCTATGGTGATACTGAAATAACAGTCGGTGATATGATCAAATGCACCTTCCCCTCAACAAAAGACACCGATGATAATACGGGCAAGTCACGATTAGACAGCGGAAACTATTTGGTCTCTAAACTATGTCATATTGTTTTAAATACTGATAGACCACAACACACAATTGCGCTTGAATTGATCAAGGGCGGATTCACAGAGAATTAATTATGGCACAACTATCCGGAGAATTTCACTGGTTTATTGGCAGCGTTGTTGACGTTGAAGATCCTTTAAAGTTGGGTCGAGTTAAAGTTCGTATCTTTAATGAGCATGATGAAAACGTTGGCTCAGATGAACTTGACTGGGCAATTGCAATGACACCAACAACGAGTGCTAGTTTGCAAGGTGCAGGTGACTCACCATCGCTGTCACCAGGTTCTACTGTTGTAGGATTTTATGTTGATGGTTCTGAAAAGCAAACTGTGATGATCATGGGATCTTTCCCGTTCATTCCTAACAATGATGTTGCAAAGCACGGCGTGTCTGCTTTAGCAAGAGGTGAATCTCAATTAGACAAACCCAAGTTTGGTTTTGAACCAAATAATCCTTATAAGGCACAATACCCTTACAACAGAACGATTACATCAAAGAGTGGGCATGCTATTGAGTTGGATGACACACCCGGCGAAGAACGAGTTCACATCTTTCATAAGTCAGGTAGCTATATTGAGATACATAATGATGGGACTGCAGTTCATAAATCGATGCAGGACCAGTATGAAGTTATTGTAAAGAATAAAACTGTGTCTGTTGGTGGTGATGTTCTGATGCGAGTTGTCGGAAATTGCACAGCACAAATTGATGGTAACATGTCTACTAACGTCAAAGGCAATCTTGTCACAAACGTTCTAGGTGATTCTGTTCATAACATTAATGGTAACTCTCTCACCAATGTGAGTGGTGATGCAACATATAATGTATCGGGTAGTATAAAATTTAATGGCATGGGTGGTGCTTCTATTGCTAGCGGCACTGGTATTGCATTAAAGGCGCCCGGCGGAGTGGTTCTCCCTTCAGGAAGCTTATCAGTTGCTGGTGGTATGGTATCAGGTGCGGGTGTAACAGGAACATTTACTTCTGTTACTGGTGAAATTATAAGTGTCCAAAAGGGCATTGTCACAAATATTACTTAAGGTGTTATAATGGCAACGGAAGAAATTGTAGTAACAGCAGCAAGCAGGGGTCCAATATCTGTATTGGATCGTGGTGATGCAGCTGAGCCTCTTTTATTGAATTTAGATATTGATTTAAGCGATTTTCCGATGCCACCCAATTTGGAGCAGAGTGATTTAGTAGTCAATACCGAACATATTAAAGAATTAATCAGGCAGATAAAGTATGTCACTGATTGTGACTCATTAAAGTTGATTGTCAAGCAACATCTTGATGAAGTCAAATCACTAATCAAAGCTGCCCTTCAAGAGCAAATTAAGCAATTAGAGAAAATTTTACCAATTCTAAAACTACCCGGTCCTAATCCTTTTGCCATTATTAAGTGGCTTGCTAAATTAGTTACCGGAACAGCAATTCCTCAACTAGAAGCATATATAAAATATGTTCAACAGATCATTGAATTGTTACAAGCTGTTGCTGATTTAGTAGATGCTATTGCTGATGCAATTCCTCGATTAGAAGCTTGTGCTTTGGAAATCGTTAATCAAACAAAAGAAGATATTGAACAAACAATCACTAATACAATTGAAGATGCTATATCAGACATCCAGAAAATGGTCGGCGATGAAGTCAACGAATTTGCTAGCGAATTAGGTCTTGACAAAGTTCTTAAAGCAATCAATGATATTAAAGACACTATAGATGATGTTAACACATTAGTTGATACTATTTCAGATATTAAAAATCAAATGGAAACAGCAATTAGCGATGGACTAACTAGGGTTGCAACCACACAAGCCTTAATCACAACCGCAACAGGTGTTCCCGCAACAATCAATACATCAAGCAAAGAAGCTTTTACAACATCTGTCGCAGGCGGCGCTCTGACTACTTTGAAAATAAATGCTCAAGCATTCGTTGATGCAGAACCTCCTGTTAATACTGTTGCAGGAACAATCACAGGAACAACTACGTTCACTTCGGTATTGACAATTAACAATGGCACCTGGACAGGATATGCACCTATTACATACGCATATCAATGGAATCGTTCCGGTGTTGCTATTGAGGGCGCTACAGCATCAACATATACATTAGTATTAGCAGATGTTGGTAGCACTATTAGCGCTACTATCACGGCAGAAAATATTGCAGGATATGTTTCGGCTGAAACAACAGCTACAGCAGTGATCACTAACCCATATGCGCCGCCAGTCAATACAGTTGCGCCGGCGATCACAGGGACAGTGACTGTTGGAAGCACGTTGACTTGTTCGCAAGGAACATGGACAGGTGAACCAACTATCACATTCGCATTTCAGTGGCAGTTTGCAAGAACCGCAACTGCTATCGCTGGTGCTACGAGTAGCACGTATGTTATCGACGTTGAAGATAAAAACAGAACTTTAAATTGTAAAGTGACTGCAACAAACATTTCAGGTAATGTTTCTGCAACTTCTAGTGCAACCATAGTCGTCCCATAAAGAGAAAATAAATGGCAAGAGTAGACAAATTCACTGCTGCAGATAAACAGAATCAGATCTATAGTGATTTTCTGACTAACCTTAGTCCGCACCCTGCGTCTAGTGACATTGTTCGTTTTGTCAATGAAAATGCCGTAACTCGTTCTATCAAGAACTTAATGCTAACCGAAAAAGGCGAAAGGTTGTTTCAGCCAACTATAGGTTCTAACATCAACCGCATGTTATTCGAACCTATGGGTGACGCTACTGCTACTGCTATAGGTAGGTATGTTTCGGACACCATTTATAATTATGAGCCTAGAGCTAAAGTAATCAGAGTGGACGTAATTCCTAACTATGATCGTAACTCATATACTATCACCATCATATACTTTATCATAAATAAACAAGAACCTGTTACCACAGAAATCACTTTATATCGAGTACGATAATGGCAGCTAATACGAGCATAGTTTTAACTAACATAGATTTTGATACGCACAAGAATACTTTAAAGTATTACTTGAAGCAGCAAGATAGGTTCAAAGATTATGACTTTGACGGCAGTAACATGTCTGTCCTTCTTGACATTTTATCTTACAACACATACCACAATGCCTTCTATCTAAATATGATCGGCAGCGAGATGTTTCTTGACACCGCTGTTATTCGTGATAGCGTAGTATCACATGCTAAAGAATTAAACTATACACCTGGCTCGTTCAAATCTGCTCAAGCAAATGTTGATATCAACATTCTAACTACAAATCTATTGAAGCGTTCATTTACTATTCCAAAAGGCACAACCTTTAATTCACGGTTTGGTAATAAAAACTATACTTTCTCAATCGGCGAAAACATTGTCATTCGTGACTATCAATCTGCAAGCGCAACACAGAACAGATTCCTAGGAACCGATATCACCCTCTATGAAGGTTATTATGTAACTGATCAATTTACAGTAAATTCTGCTGAAAATAAAAGATATGTTATGTCAAATAGAAACGTTGATATTTCTAGTATTTCTGTTACAGTGATTGAGGATATGGGTTCTTCAAACTACACCTATACAAGAGCAACTTCACTGTTTGGTTTAGCTAGCACCTCAAGAGTATTCTTCATTCAAGGTGCTGAAAATGAATCTTATGAAATTGTATTTGGTGACGGTGTTATTGGTCGTAAGCCAAAAGAAGGTTCGACTATTTCTATTGAGTATCGTATCTCAAACGGAGAACTTCCTAATGGTTGTAGCTCATTTACTTCAGATGGCACAATCGAAGGTGAATCCGGCATCGTCGTTCTTACTAACGAAAAGGCAGCAGGCGGTTCGGTTGCTGAGTCTGTAGAAAGCATTAAGTTCAATGCTCCTCGTCACTTCACTACACAAGAGCGAGCAGTCACTACAGAAGATTATGAGAATCTTTTGAAACTAAACTTTCCAGAAATCAATACAGTCGCTGCATATGGCGGTGAGGATTTAGATCCTCCTCAGTTTGGCAAAGTGTTTGTTTCAATTGATCTTAAAGCAATCGATGCGCTACCAACAGTTAAGAAAAACGAGTATTACGCTTTTCTAAAACCACGTTCACCTGTTTCAATCGATCCGGTGTTCGTTGATCCCGATTATCTTTATATCGCCGTTCAAACAAATGTCAAGTATAATCTTAATGTCACTCGGTTAACTGAAGATGATATTAAGACGCTCGTCGTTTCTGCTGTCCTTGATTACGCTAGCACAAATTTAAACAACTTCAACAAAATTATGCGATATTCAAAGTTAGCATTTGCTATTGATACTTCGCAACAGTCGATTGTATCAAACGAAACAAAGATCAAAGCGATCAAGAAAGTTATTCCAACAGTTGGCACCTCTAGCACATTCGATGTTGCTTTTGACATGGAATTGGATTCTACTAACACCGAGACTATAGGATACACTATTACATCATCAGCATTTACAGCATCTGGCAAGCGGGCTACAATTCAAGATGATGGGTTGGGTAATCTTCAAATTTTAACAGCAACAGATTCTATTAGTAGAAAAATTGCTGATATCGGCAAAGTTAATTATACCACCGGGTTATTACAGATCACCAACTTTGATATTACTGGGTTCGAAGGTGATGGTATTAAATTTTATGCAACGCCAAAATCAAATGATGTAGCCTCAAAAAAGAATGTTATCTTAAATATTCTGGAAGAAGATTTGAGTATCAATATTACGGCTGTGAGAGAATAATCGAATGAAAGACATCGAAACTTTAATTTCGCCGTTTATCGAAAATCAATTCCCGTCCTTCTACAAGGATCAGGGTGAAAACTTTATTTTATTTGTTAAGGCTTACTTTGAGTGGCTAGAGCAAAATCATCAATTATTGACTCTTGAAAGTTACACAGATTTCAACGTTGGTGACACACTCGCACAAGGAACCACTACGGGTAAAATTGTTGCTTATGTTGATGGCGAACTTTTAGTATATGTCAATGGATTTGATACGTTCAAATGCTTGAGCGTTTGTTCTGATATCACCCCTATCACTAGTTCATCTGGTGGTGCCACTATTATTAAAAAGGGTGGCAGAACAAAGCGAATGGGTTCGCTGTTCTTTGCTAGAAACCTACCCAAGCTTAGAGACATTGATAAAACAATTGATATCTTTATTCTACACTTCAAAGAAAAGTATCTAAAAAATATTGAGTTTGATACAGCAACCAATCAGCGTTTGCTAGTCAAAAATTCACAAGACCTTTATCGGTCAAAGGGCACTGAGCGATCAATCGATTTATTCTTCAAATTGGTTTACGGCGTAGAT